ATCCACTCAAGTGCAGTAGTGCGGTTGCCAGCGCCGATTGCAATAACATCTTGCACACGGTCTTCGAACTTGGCAACATCTGATGCCTCTTGAACCTTTTCTTCGGCCCAAGCCTGTTCCATGTCGCGGCACATTATATCCCAGCACTCTTGCTTCTCTGCAGGTGTATATGTAGACCAGTCATCAAAGAAACGCTGCGATGGACGGAAGCCATAAGCGTCTTTGTGTAAATCTGAAATAACATCTTCACTATATGTAAACATTGTATTGCCCTTTGTGTATTTGCCCTATACACTTAATATAACACAAGTATTACAGAAGTCAACCTCTTTTTTTCAACTTTATACTAAAACTTCCAGGATTATGTTTGGTTTGAACACATTCTCTAATACGTGAATGATTACTTGCCCACGTGTGTATTTCGTGCATCATAGCACCTTGCCCTGTAACAACATGGCATTTTTTATAACCATTAAGATATGCTTCTTCTATCTGTGTATTAAAGTGTTGCCAGGCAGTATGAATATGATATCCGTGAAGATCAATTCTCATCCTGCTTCTGCCTGTTCATTGCTTTGGTCAATCCATATTTGCGTAAGTCGCCACTAAACAGCCCAAGCTCGATTGCTTTACGTTCATCTGTCACCGTTATGCTTCGAGTTGTAAGATAATATGGACAAGTTATAAATTTGTCGAGATGTATTATGATTTGTGTGGTTAGTGGAATGTCTCTTGGATACGGTATATCATATGTGGTAATACCGATTTGATTTATAACATCAAATCCTTCTTCTGTGAGTCTTAGACCGCCATTGCCTTTGGTTCGTGTATTTTGCCACCATAATGGCATGTATTCTTTTACATTGATATCATTATAACTTTTATTAAGTTCTTTTAAAAAAAGTTTGGTATAAGTAACCTTGTCAGTCAAATAACTTCTCACCTTCGGATAGCATATATACCGAAAAGTCCGTACAGTTAAACATGTCATTTAGTTTTTTTGCAAGATTGTGAGCATGTCCTGGATTTGAAAAACTAGTCTTTTTATACTTAGGACCTGGATAGTTGGTTAGTGCATTTGAACTTTTTAAGTTAAAAGGTTTATCTTGATAAAATACTGCCCAAATGGCTTCTGCATCTAAAATTTGTTCACATTTATAGGTGACTTTATTTGTATATTCAAGTCTAACAACTGGCTTTGGCCTACTCATAATGCGTGTCCTTTTATTAACTACGCATATATTTATCTTTTTACAAGCCGCATTTACATTTATCTAGCATAACACCAAGGCATATATGTAGGAGATGAAGTGTTTCTCTTGGTGTCTAACTCTTGTAGATATTGTTGAAGTTTAATATTCTCGTTGGCATTATATTGGTATGCTTCACACATCTTTTTAACTTTGGGTAGTTTTGTTTTGGCCTTTACATCAGCAATGACTTTAGGCTTTAAACTGTTTATGTGTAGTATATCAGGATAATGTAGTTCATTAAGTATAAAACGATCGTTAGGAAAAAATTCTACTAAGTCGTCTATAACTGGTAGATTCATTGCTTGAATTGTTACACTAAACAACATTTGATTGTCGCTGATACGTTTGAACATATCATAATTTTCTAAAAATGTATCCCAATTTGTAGGGAATCGTATGATGTGATTAACATCAGTTATTGCATCTACACTCATACAAAAATGTACCTTTTTAAATCGTTGTAATAATTTAAAAGTCTCGTCATTTAAACTTACACCATTTGTCTGTATTTCTATTTGTGTATATTTGCAATTCCAACGAAACTTAGACAAATCTTCTAAAAACTTTAAAACTTGTTTGCTGTAAAACGGTTCGCCGCCTGCTAAGTAGATCCTACGTGCTTTATTTTTAGTATGTTCTAGTATATAATCCCAGTCGGGTGCCTTGCGTGGAATTGTTGCATCTTTAAAAAATTTAGTATAAACATCTAAATCTTCATGCCACTTACTACTTTGATAAGGATTGCACATTGCACATTTAAGATTACAAATATGATCAGTTCTAATATCCCAATCAACGATGTCATTATTACCGTTAAAAATAGGATCGGTTAAACTATCTTCACGCTTTTCGACACATCCTACACATACACTAGGTGTTATACCTTGTAAGAACTGCTCACGTACTGTTTTTAGTGCCGGATGGTTGTGTATCTCTGCAATACTATCTGCGTTGCCAACATCAAGTGTGGCTCTACAACAAGGTTTTAACTTGTACGAACCGTTGCTATTGTCGACATAGATAGAGTGCCAGGGGTATTTACAGCTCATTTATCCTTTTACCAAGCCCCAGAGTCCATATTTACTTCAATGATTTGATCTTCATTGAGCTTTTCAAGTTTACTATCAATGATTTTTTCTAAATCTCCATGTAACCTTGCCATAACTTCGCCTAATGTAAGTGCTAATATTTTTGCTTGATTTATATCAAGTCTTATTTCTCTTGCTTTACTTTGTTCAGCAGCTTTCACCATTTGGATCAGCTGCTGTATTGGCATTGTATTAATTGGATCGGTTGACATTGCTTAGTGCTGCTTTCATTTCTAACTCAGTCTTGTATGGACCTAGATATTCATTACGTTCAATAGTAATTAGCTTTGGACAGTAACTTTTAAGCCAGTTAACATTAAACTTAACAAGATAATATCCAGCACAATATACACTTTTAGATTTTTCACTTTTGGTAAACAATGGCAGTTTATGTTTAATATCATACATGCTGTTGTAAGGAGTTGTACGGGTTGGATATCCGTGTACTTCTCTGTTTGAATTTTTAGTTTCATTTTTAATATTTGCAACTAAAAAGTTTTTTCCAAATGTCTTTTTTAACTGATTTTCACTTCGATAAAACTTAACAGAACCTTTTTGACTAACAACAAATCCTTCATCGTTTTTTGAAAGAGTACCAACTCGTAATCCTTCTTCTTCAACAATCCAAAACTTATCTTTTAGTACAGGTTTAGCTTTCATAGTCATTGTGGGTATCTCGCTTGTAATGGATCTGCATAACTTGCTGCTTGGTCTGCAATACGTTGCATATCCCATTTAGCACAAAACTTCATAAGACGCATGCCAACTTGTGTAATGTCTTTAGGTTTAACTTCTGCAACAGTGTTATCTATTTCTTGTCTAATATGTTCGGGCTGCGCAGTTAAATCGCACAATGTAACATTGCGTATATAATCATCGAGTACACGATGTTCTACGCCTTCATGATCAGTCCAGCGTTGCAACATCATATTATTCCAACTAAAGCCTTTTGTAGTTTTGTCTTCAAATGCTTCAACTAGTCCAACTTTGTTCTTTGTACCTTTTTTTCTAACACCTGGATAGGCACTAAACACATTGTCACTAGTATCTCCACGCATACATTTTTCGAACAACATGAATTCAGGGTGTGGAGCAGGCTTAGGTTCTCCTGTCTTCTTATCGCACACGGGCTTGCCTTTGTCATCAAAATATCCTTCTACTGTAATAGTAGTATTACTTACCCCATTGTACTGACGTACATTAGGCGCAATCAACTGTGCAAAGTCACCGTCTGTACTGATAATAACATGATCGTCGTTAGGGTGTGCCTGTACCCAGCCTGCAATAAGATCATCTGCTTCTAGTACAGGATTTTGCATTACAGTACAGTTAGTTTTATTGCCAATAAAGTCTTTGAACTCATCAAAGATCTCCCAAAACAATGTATCTTCTTCTTGCTGTTGTGTAGTCATTGCATCGCGATGTTCTTTGCGATTGCGCTTGTAAGGCTCGTAATAGTCTTTGCGCCAACTACGTCCTTCTAAGCAGAACACAACATGATCTGCATTAAAGTCCAGCCATGCTTTCTTAACACTATTAAGTGTAATATGTAGTGCCATGCCAAGTTTAGTATCAACATCACCACGTACTACATGTCTTGCACGAAAGAATGTGTTTGCTGTATCTACTAAGATATAAGTGCTCATTTAGATGCCTCTGTTATTTGTTTAATGTTACTACTTATTTTAGCATTAAATTCTTCATCTGTCAAGTCATAACGCAAGCCTTCTGACAACGCTCTACTAAAGCTGGCAGTTACGTTATCATTAAGACCTAGTCTATTACACGCTTCTGCTGTGCTGTATCCGCCACTTAGAAACACAACACGTTCTACATTAGGAAACACTGTAAGGTTGTGATACAAGTTGGGCACTTCTGGCGGCGTTAGTTTGAGAATACACTTGCCTGGATATTCATCTAAGAACTCTTGCAAGTGATACATAAGAGCGTCTTCAACTTCAGCTTTGATAGGATGATCAATGGGCACTTCTGGTTCAATAATAGGTACAAGCCCATAGTCCCAAATAGTACGAGCAAGCGTAAATTGTTGTTTGAGTACAGGATGAATCATTCCTACACCATGTACAATGCTACGCATTTTAGTGCCATAGATTCGAGGACCAATGCCGTTTGTAGCAAACTCTAACATTTGTTTTACTGGAAACTGTTTGAGTGTGCCATCTTCATCACACCCACTGTCAATCTTTAGGAACGTGTCAATACCTTTTTCATCCAAGATATTAACCATGCCACGTGTGACTGTGTCTTGGTAGAGGATTGCTCCCCAGATGTTACTGTCGTTGAAGTCAGGACTGCTGACCATTCTAAGACGCATAGCATGAACTTTCTCCATCTTGTCTGCTTCTGTATATTCTTGTCCGTAGCGTTCTAATACACCACCTGTGCTTCCGCCGCTGTGATCCATTGCTGCAATAAATCTACTCATTTGTTTAGCATCCTCATACAAGTAAATACACTGTTTTCATTCAAGCAATCACTCCAGATGTGATTTAAATAATATGCTATGCCAGCAATAAAAATAATTGCAGCAGTACCGTAAATAAGTTTCTCAATCATTCGTAGCTTTCTCCTGTTTCACGGAAGAAATTTTCACTCCAAAACGCTTTATCGTCAATCCAAATATCGTAGTTTTCTTTTTCGCCTACACTAAGTTCATGATGCTTTGCCCCCCAATCCATTAGTTGTTTGTATGTAAGTTCAAAATAGTTTACACCACTAACGCAACCTCTTGCTGTCATATACTTAATAGTGTGTCCTGCATCGTATAATGCATTTACTTTAGCAATGCGTTCAGGCATTGGAATATGATTAGCGTAGTCTTTTTTACCACCACTGTCGGGAATAATAACTTCTTTGCAGATAGTTCCGTCTATATCAATAACGTATTTCATGATACTTCACTTTTTCCTTTATCGAGCGGCACAACATTAATATATCCTGCACCTCTGTTTGTGTCTTGACCTTCTTCTTGAAGCATATTGTACACAATATCTTTAAACCACCGATCTACGATTTCCTCTTCTGCGTCAGCCTCTGTTCCATATCCATTAGAAACAAGTTGGTCAATAAAGTATTTGTTCCAGTCAAGTTCAAAAAAACCATTTCGGATATTATCTTCATTAACTTTCATATCTAATACATTAACCCAAGGCTCTTTCTTTTTGTTAGCATATGTCTTTGGATCGTTTTGCAACAAAATTTTATCGTTTTCTTCGTCGATTCTTAGTTGTTGTTCTGCAAGTTCTTTTTCTTTTGCAGTAATACCGGTAATATCTTTTAAAAACTTTTTCATGATTCTTCCTTCATATATGCTACATGCTGGGTAATCTCAGTTACTTCGATGTATTTAGGTTCTGTATACGTAGCAGTGCCTTTTACATTTACACGAGCATACACATCATTCTTTTGTAGCGCCGACCAAGTTTTATTGAGCGCTTCTATATCTTTGTTAAACTGTTTTACAAGTTCTGATACTTTTGGATCTTTCATATTTGTTTCCTTATCTTGTCGTACTGTTCGTTAGTAATCTTCTTACCTTGTAAATAATCAAGATCGTCTTTACTAAGTCCCCCAGGCATTTCCGAATAAGCTGATATGTAATCTTGGGGTGAATCGCCATCCTTCTGCCATACACGCTTCGGCCACGTCTTTAACATTGAGACTGTATTCTTCACTGCGTCCACCCATTGGCATAAGATATACTGGACATTGTACCCCGGCATCTTGGTAAGCACTAACAGCTTTTTTAACTTCATCAAAGTCGTCATTAGTAGCCACAACAAACTTAAGATAAAGTTCGCTACCGTCAACCCGAGTATACTCACGAGCAACATCAGGCTTGATAGCAGTTTCCCAAGGTTCTCCTGAGACACTAAGTTTTGGGGAACAACTCCAAGTGACTGTAAGTCTGTCACTGTCGTTGAGATAGTTGTAGAGATCGTCGTGTAAATGTTGTGTAGTGTTTGTTTCAAATGTGATGTTCCTTAAATCCTGCATACGTGGATGTTCAAACAGCTCTACGTAAAGCCGTTGCCACGCTAACAACGGTTCACCGCCTGTCATGATCAAGTGTACATCTTGACCATTATCTTGTACCCACTTACCGTTAGGAGTAAGTGAAAGTAAATGTTCAACTACTTCGTCTACAGTTGCTTGTCTATTAAAGTGTTTAAACTCTGGATAGATACTAGCATATGTATCACAACCTGTATGTATAATAGGCAAGTCGTTAAACTCTTTAGTAGTTTCATGCACACCTGCGTCAAGTAATCCTTGGACTTCGGCATTGTGAATAATACCTGCCTTTTGCTTTTCATCACGCATCGGTTCGTTTTTTAAACCAAAGTTCATACAACGAAAGTTACAACCAAAGGTGCGTAGGAATACACTGGGTACTCCTACAAACTTGCCTTCGCCTTGCACACTATAAAATGCTTCACTATAACGTAATTTCATAGCTGGCTTTTTGTTAACTGCTTCATAAGAAGGATAACCTTTTTCAAATACTGGTGCTATCATCTTGGAGCAAACTCCTGCTGTAGTTTAATGTTGTCAAAGAACTCTTTCTTTGTACTAGGATCAGTTTTAAATGCACCTTTGAGTACACTTGTTTGTGTAAGACTACTATGTGCCATAATGCCTCTATTCTCACAACAACCGTGTGTTGCTTGAATATACACACCTACATCTTTAGCGTTAGTAGCATCCATGATCTCTTTAGCAATATCATTACATAGTTCTTCTTGCAATGTACCACGTCTAGCACACCATTGCGCAATACGTGTATACTTCGAAAGTCCAATAAGTTTGTCGGCAGCAATAATACCAATATATGCAACACCACTCACTGGTTGGTGATGATGTGAACAAACACTTTTAAGTTCGCTACGCACTACTAGCATACCTTCATACTTGTCTTCTGCTGTATTAGGAAATGCTGTTGCATTAGGTGCTTTAAAATAACGACCTTGCATAAGCTCATGTATATACATTTTAG